CAAACAAGCCAAGAGTATCGCATGGGACTACATGAAACAGTTTACCGACAAGATACCTAATACAAAATTTAATGAAACAGAACTTAGAGTTGATTTACCCAATGGTGCTAGAATAACATTGCTTGGCTCAGATTCGCCAGATGGATTAAGAGGTATCTATCTTGATGGCTGCGTAATTGATGAGTATGCTAACGTCAACAGTAGATTGTTTCCAGAAGTAATTAGACCAGCTCTATCAGATCGTAAAGGCTACTGTGTTTTTATTGGTACACCTGCTGGAATGAACAACAACTTCTATGAATTATACCAACACGCTAATGGAGCAGAAGATTGGTTTAACTATAAAGCTAAAGCATCAGATACTAAGATTGTAGATGAGGATGAGTTGGTCAAAGCTAAAGAAGTCATGGGTGAAAAAAAATACAATCAAGAATTTGAGTGTGATTGGATTGCCAATATTGAGGGTGCTGTCTATGGGGATGTTGTAGGAGAAATGGATGACAGTAATAAATTAACTAGAGTACCTTATGATCCTGCAGTACCAGTATCTACAGCTTGGGATTTAGGAGTTTCCGATCATAGTGCTATAATCTTTTATCAGCAGATCGGCAGTAGGATTAACATTATTGATTACCATGAAGAAAGAGGTCAAGGGTTACCATACTACATTAAGATGATTAATAACAAACAGTATGTTTACAAAGATCACTTTGCACCACACGACATTGAAGTAACAGAGTTTGGCAATGGTAAGACTAGGAGAGAGGTCGCTACACAATTAGGTTTGCGTTTTAGAGTAGTGCCAAAAATACCCCTTGAGGATGGCATACACGCTACCACAATGACGTTACCTAGATGTTACATAGATACAGACCATTGCAAAAAGTTAATAGATGCGTTAAGACATTACCACAGGAAGTATGTAGATAAAAATAGAATGTTTAAAACAAAGCCTGTACATGATTGGAGTTCACACGCTGCGGATGCTATGAGGTATTTAGCTGTTGGACTTCAAGAATTAAATACTAGACAAACTGCTCCACAAAGTATAGCAGATAATAGCTATCAAATTATTTAATAGGAAAATAAAATGGGTTCAATATTTAGACCAAAAATGCCACCGCTTCCACCACCAGCTCCAATAATAGAAGCTCCATCTTCAGAAATATCTGATGAGGAAAAAGCTCAAATTAAAAAAGACAAAGATGCTGTTGCAAGAAAAAGAAGAGGTAGAAGATCAACTATACTAACTGGTCCTCTTGGCATACAGGAAGATCAAGAAGATGCTACCAACACATTGCTAGGAAAAAACTAATGGCATATAGAGGTGGTGGGTTTGATGCTGGTGCTAGTTCAAATTTTGGTAATGAAAATTTTGGTGGAAATCAAGGTAAAAATGATTATTCATCTAAACCTAAAGCTAAAGCTAAAGCTAAAACAAAAATACAAAAAACATATTCTATTTTAGCAAATGTAGTAAAAGGTTTAGGTAAGATGGTTACAGTTGGTAGACAACAAAATGCAGATGTAAAGGCTGGTCTTAGAGACCCAGCAGATTTTAGCACTCCGGGTAATGATGGTGATAACAATAACAATACACCAATTATAATTAAAAAAAATATTGGTGGAAACACAATTCAAACAACAAAAGCTAAAGTAGAAAAAGCCGCTGACTTAACTGCAGAACAAATTTTATTAAGAAATAAAAAAAGAGGAAGAGCAAGTTCAATTATGACAAGTTCACAAGGTGTTGGAAAAACATCATCAAATTATTCATTAGGTAAAACAAGTTTATTAGGAAGAGTGTAATATGGCATTAACAGATAGACAAAAAACAACTTTAAAAAAACATAGTGTTCATCATTCTACAAAACATATGAAAGATATGAAAGTATCAATGAACAAAGGAATTAGTTTTACAGCAGCACATAAAATTGCACTTAAAAAAAAAGGTAAGTAATGGCATCAACAGATTTATCAAAAAAATTATTATCAAGGTTTGGAAAATTAGTAACTCAAAGAGCTACTTGGGAATCTCATTGGCAAGAAGTTGCCGACTACATGATGCCAAGAAAAGCAGACATAACTAAAACAAGATCAAAAGGAGATAAGCGTGGACAATTAATTTTTGATTCATCACCTTTACAAGCTGTAGAATTATTAGCATCATCATTACATGGTATGATGACAAATCCATCTAGTGCTTGGTTTACTTTAAAATTTAAAGATTCTAATATGGATGAACAAGATGAAGGTAAAATTTGGTTAGAAGCTGCAACTGAAGTTATGTACACAGCATTTAATAGATCAAACTTTCAACAAGAAATATTTGAATTGTACCATGACCTAATTACATTTGGTACTGCTTCAATGTTTATCCAAGAAGATGAAGAAGATTTATTAAAATTTTCAACAAGACACATTAATGAAATTTATATTGCAGAAGATGAAAAAGGTAGAATTGATACTGTCTACAGAAAGTTTAGTCTTTCAAGTAGAGCATTAATACAAAAGTTTGGCAAAACAGTTTCAAATGATATTAAAACTCTTGCAGAAAAAGACCCTTACCAAGAAATAGAAGTATTACATTGTGTTTATCCAAGAGCAGACTTTAATCCTAATTTAAAAGATAAAGAAAATATGCCTTTTGAATCTGTCTACATGGAATACAAAGGTGGTAATGAATTATCAGTATCTGGATTTAAAGAATTTCCATTTGTATGTCCTAGATATTTAAAAGCATCACACGAAATTTATGGTAGATCACCTGCAATGACAGCGTTACCAGATGTTAAAATGCTTAACGAAATGTGTAAGACAACAATCAAAGCTGCACAAAAACAAGTTGACCCACCTCTATTAGTTCCGGATGATGGATTCTTACTTCCAGTTAGAACTGTTCCCGGTGGACTTAATTTTTATAGAAGTGGTACAAGAGATAGAATTGAACCTTTAAACATTGGTGCAAATAATCCACTAGGTTTAAACATGGAACAACAAAGAAGAGACGCAATTAGAGATATATTCTATGTTAATCAATTACAGTTGCAACAAGGTCCACAAATGACAGCAACAGAAGTTATCCAACGTAACGAAGAGAAGATGAGATTACTAGGACCTGTACTTGGTAGACTTCAATCTGAATTATTAAAACCATTAATTGATAGAGCATTTAATATTCTATTAAGAAAAGGTGCGTTTCCACCAGCACCAGATTTTTTATCTGGTCAAGATATAGATATTGAATACGTTTCACCATTAGCTAAAGCACAAAAATCTACAGACCTTAGTTCTATTAATAGAGCTATGGAAATGTTAGGTGGTTTGGCAAATGTTGCACCAGTATTTGATTACATTGACTTTGATGCTTTAGTTAAACATATTGCAGACGTAGTAGGTTTACCGCAAAAATTATTAAAGAGACAAAGCCAAGTTAATTCAGAAAGAGAACAACAAGCAGCACAAGCTGCAGAACAACAACAAATGGCACAGATGCAACAAGTTGCACAAGCCGGAGGACAAATTGCACCACTAGCAAAGGCATTACCAGAAGAAGCAAAAGCCTTAGTGGAATAATATGAAAACAGATAAACAGTTAGAAAAACTAATAGCGGAACTAAAAGAAAATTATAAAATTACATTCGGATCAGATGAGGGAAAACAAATACTAACCGATCTTGAAAAAAGATGTCATTTCTATGCTACCACAAATATAAAAGGTGATAGCCACGAAAGTGCGTATATGGAAGGACAACGTAGTGTCATTCTATTTATTAAATCAATGCTACGAAACCCAAAAGAAAAAGGAATATAAAATGTCAGAAGAACAGATAACACAAGAAGCTGTGCCTGTAGAAACAACAGAAGCAGTAGAACCAGTTGCAAAACCAAATGTAGTTAGTGGTGGAGATACACCAGTAGCAAATTGGAAAAGTTCTATTAGTGAAGAATTTAGAAGTGATCCTAACATTGAAAAGTTTACAGAGATAGATGCTTTAGCAAAAAGTTATATCAATGCTACAAGAATGATTGGACAAGACAAGGTTGCTGTACCAAATAAAAATTCAACAGATGACCAATGGAATGAAGTCTATGCAAAATTAGGTAGACCAGAATCTGCAGATAAATATGCTTTAGAAATGAAGTCTGAATCTGTGGCTATGGATGAAAATGCAATAAAAAACTTTGCAGAACAATCTCATAAACTTGGTTTAAATAATAAACAAGCTCAAGGTATTTTAGAATTTTATAAAAATTCTATGGAAAGTACTCAGCAACAAGCAACAATAGATACTGAAACTGCTCAATCACAATCTGAACAAGAGTTAAGAAAAGAATGGGGTAGAGATTTTGATGTAAAAGTAAATCAAGCTGGTGCATTAGCAAAAGCTAATATGAATCCAGAAGTATTAGATTTAACTTTACAAGATGGTACTAGGATTGGAGATCATCCGGAAATTATAAAAGGCTTTGCAAAAATTGCAGGTATGTTATCAGAGGATAAATTAGTTTCAACAGAAAGTGAAAATGAAGGCAACGCTAAAGATATTCAATCTGAAATAAACACAATAGTTAATGACACTACTGGACCTTATTGGAATAATAAACATCCCGGACATGAAAAAGCTGTTCAACAAGTTTATACTTTAAGAGAAATGTCTCAACCAAAAGAAGATAAATAATTTATATTCCTTGTAATATTATAAAATATATTATAAGGAATTAAATATAAGATAACTCGCAAGAACCTTATTGATGACAGAGAATAGAACTGTAGTCTAAAAGACTTTAAATCCAAGAATTGCCTATCATTATTGATGGAGAACTATTCTGTTTTTTAT